TGAAATTCCTAGCCTAAAGAGGGCATTATGGGTCTGAAATCTACTACTGTCTGCTTGGGCTATCAGCAGATCACGTCGCTTAGCTCCGCTGCCGGTCTGACCGTTCCGCAAGGAGCGACGCTGGCTCTGATCGTGCCGGAGACGCAGAATGTGCGTTGGCGCGATGATGGAACTGACCCTACGGCGAGCGTCGGCATGCCGATTTTCGTCGGCGCGTCTCTCAGCTATGATGGCGACTTCAATAAGATCAAGTTTATTGAAGTGACGGCCAGCGCCAAACTGAATGTTAGCTATTACGCATGACGATCCGACTGCGTTGCATATTTGGTGATGAACTGCGGTTAAGACCGCAGTTGAAGATCTATCCTGCGTCATATGAGGGTGGATTAGGGCCGTTTATGCCTGCTATTGGCGAAGGTGGTTCGGGGCCGATCCCCTCGCAGACCATTTTTGACCGTTCCGATGTTCCGATTCTAGACCGCGCGGGCGTTGAAATAGAGACGAGGGCGTAATGGCTTATATTTATAATCTTACTGATTCTTGGACCGCTGTGGGCACGTCCTATAGCGGGATCAAAATGGCTGTTACGAATACAGCTTCAGCCGCGTCGTCAAAACTACTCGATTTGTCAGTATCCGGGGCGACTACAGGATCGTTTACTGTCGATAAAAGCGGCAATGCCGCTGTCTCTGGAACCATGTCATCTGGCGCTACGACCATTACGGCTGCGTCTGCAACCGCTCTTACAGTCGGCGCAAATGGCGCGACTAATCCAGTCTGGACCGTTAACTCAAGCACCGCCAGCGTCGCCACAGGTGTCTCCGTTACTGGCGCTGCGGCTGCTGCCGGTGTCGCTCTCGCGGTTACGTCTAGCGGAACGAATGAAGCTCTTAAAATTGATGGTAAGGGCTCTGGTAATATTTCTCTTAATTCTGTCGGCACGGGCAACGTTGGCATCGGCGCAGCGCCTCTGGCCAGCACTAAATTCTACGTTTACAAAGCTGACGGTAACTTTGCTTTTGGCGTTGCTGGAACAACTAAAGGCATTCGATTTGCCACTACGTCAGTTAATGCGTCTATGGACGCGACTGACAATACACTAGCCGCAAGCTATCAGCCGTTTAAAATTACCGCATCCGAACTTCAACTTGGTGCTATAACTAAACCGGATTCGGATAACGCCTATACATTAGGCGCGAGCGGCGCGCGTTGGTCTGCTGTTTGGGCTGTCAATGGCACTATTCAGACGTCTGACGTAAACGCAAAAACCGAAATTATCGACTCCCCTCTGGGGCTCGATTTCATCGAATCTCTGCGCCCTGTCGCGTATAAATTCAAAGTTGGCGGAAATATCATCGACCGTGACGCCGCCGATTCATCAAAAGTGACTATTACGGCTGTTCCAGGAAAGCGCCAGCATTTCGGTCTGATCGCGCAGGAAGTTAAAACAGCGCTTCCCGCTGGTGTGGACTTTGGCGGTTGGGTTCTGACTGATGCGGCGGACCCGGATAGCGAACAGGGTCTGCGGTACGAAGAATTTATTGCGCCGCTTATTAAGGCTGTTCAGGAACTGAAAGCTGAACTCGACGCAATTAAAGCCTCGCTCCCTTAATGGTAGACAAAACATTTGTCTATGTAATATAAGGAGTGAACCGACTAGCCGGATAGCTAGGTATAGGAGCATCGCGTGAGCGACGAAGAACAGGCTGTAGCGGAGATCAGCCCCGCGCCGGAACCGGAAGCCACGGCAGCACCGGAATCTGTTGAGACGACGCCGGAGGAACAGCAGCCTACAAAATCGTTCTCTCAAGAAGAGCTGGACGCAATTGTAAGCAAGCGCCTTGCAAGAGAACAGCGCAAATGGGAAAGAGAGCAGGCCCAACGGCTTGCGGAGCAGCAGGCTAGAACGCCCGCCGCACCTCCACCTGCGCCGGATGATTTCGAGAATGCTCAGCAATACGCGGAAGCGTTAGCGGAGCAAAAGGCTCGTGATCTTCTAGCCCAGCGCGAGGCCGCAGCTCAACAGGCAGCGATCTTGGAGTCCTATAAGGACCGTGAGGAAGAGGCTAGGGACCGATACGAGGACTTTGAACAAGTCGCGTATAACCCGAACCTTCCTGTCACGGACGTTATGGCTCAAGCCATCCAGGCTTCTGATATTGGTCCAGAGGTAATTTATTACCTTGGCTCCAATCCAAAAGAAGCCGGGCGGATTTCCAAACTGCCGCCTGTCTTGCAGGCAAAAGAGATCGGGAAGATCGAGGTCAATTTGACCACGAACCCGCCGGTTAAGAAAACCTCAACCGCGCCCGCACCTCTTGCTCCTGTCACGGCTACCCGGTCAAACTCAGGCCCCCGGTATGATACGGCAGACCCACGGTCTATAAAGTCGATGTCAACCTCGGAATGGATTGAAGCGGAACGGCTGCGCCAGATCAAGAAGTGGGAAGCGCAAAACAGACGCTAAGTCTTCTTAGCTTCTTGAAAGGACTACGAGATGAGTAACTCGATTCTTACAATCGACATGATTACCCGGAAAGCGTTGGAGATCTTAGAAAACAACCTTGTCCTGACGCGCACCGTTAACCGCCAGTATGACGACTCTTTCGCCGTTGAAGGCGCGAAGGTCGGCTCGACCCTGCGTATCCGCCTGCCCGACCGCGCTTTGGTCACGGACGGCGCTGCGCTTCAGGTTCAGGACGACAACGAGCAGTACACGACCCTGACCGTCTCGTCGCAGAAGCACATCGGCGTGAACTTCACGACCGCCGAACTGACGATGCAGTTGGACGACTTCGCGGAACGTGTTCTGAAGCCGCGTATTTCGCAGCTCGCCGCCAGCATCGACGCTGACGTTGCGAACTCCTTCAAATACATCGGCAACTCGGTCGGCACGCCCGGCACGACCCCGGCCACCTCGCTCGTTCTGTTGCAGGCGCAGCAGAAGCTGAACGAGAACGCCGCTGTCATGTCGCCGCGCTATGCGACGGTTAACCCGGCTGCTAACGCTGCGCTGATCGAAGGCATGAAGGGCCTGTTCAACCCGGTTTCGGCCATCAGCAAGCAGTTCAAGAACGGCATGTTCGGCGAAGGCATCCTCGGCTATGATGAGCTGAATATGTCGCAGTCGGTCAAGCAGTTCACGACCGGCTCGCGCGCCGGCACCGTGACGGTCAGCACCTCGGTCACGACCGAAGGTTCGACCAGCATCGTCCTGACGGGCCTTGGCTCGACGACGATCAAGGCCGGTGACGTGTTCACGATTGGCAGCGTTTACGCCGTCAACCCGCAGACCCGTGAGTCCACCGGCTCGCTGTATCAGTTCGTGGCTCTGGCTGACGTTACGGCGTCGACCACCGCGACGGTCACTGTTCCGGCGATGTATTCGGCTGGTCAGGCTCTCGCCACGGTTGACGCTCTGCCGGTTTCCGGCGCGGCTGTCACCTTCTACGGCTCTGCTTCGACGCAGTATCCGCAGAACCTGATCTATCATCGTGACGCCATCGCGTTCGCCACCGCCGACCTGCTTATGCCGCAGGGCGTCGACATGGCTTCGCGTCAGGTCCACAATGGTATCAGCCTGCGCGTCGTGCGTCAGTATGACATCAATAACGACCGCCTGCCGTGCCGTATTGACGTGCTGTATGGCTATTCGGTCATTCGTCCGCAGATGGCTGTCCGTCTGTGGGGCTAACATTAGAGGGGGCTTCGGCCCCTTCTTTTTCTAATTCAAGGAGTTAATCCATGACGACTACTGCGAATGCGGCTTACCCGCTTGAGACGTTTGGCCCCTACAGCGGCATCCCGAATGGCGATGGCGGCTACCAGTATTCGGCGGGCAACCGCACCGAACCGCTGGTTCTTCCGCAGGGCGCTCCGGCGGTTCTGACCGGCGCTACCGTTACGGTTACGGCTGCCAATCTGGCGGCTGGCATTGTGACGATGGATTCCGGTGGCACGGATGCTGGCACCTACACGTTCCCGACGGGCGCGCTGATTGACGCGGCTTTCCCAAGCGTTGCAGTCAACGCGGCGTTTGATGTTGTGTTCATCAACATCGGTGACAACGCCGCTAATGACGTGACGTTCGGCGCGGGCACGGGCAACAGCATCGTCGGCAGCGCGGTTGTCATCGACGGCGCGACCACGCCATCCTCGGCTATCTTCCGTTTCCGCAAGACGGGCACGGCGGCTTATTCGATCTATCGCATCGCGTAACTATAGGAGAAGGCAATGCCTAACACTAAAGCTGTCGGTGTTGCCTTCTCTGATCCCGAACTCGTTGCTGGCACGACCATCACGGGTGCGACGATCAGTGGAGGCACTATCTCCGGCGCTACT